TTCTACAATGTGAAGTCCCAATCACGTCAAGATAAAATGGTTCGTTGTAGCTTTTAGCCAAACCAATACTGCTATCATCAGAATAACTATTACTTGACCTACCAAGAAACTTATCGTTTGCGGTAACGTGTTTGGTTTTATGTGGGTTATCATCTTTACCATGTTGTTGTGCAATTATATCTGGGTTAAGACCTTTCTCTTTAAGTTCTTCCCTATAATATGCGTGGGCAAAGTGCTGACTATCCTCACTATCACTATAAGTTTCTCTACCATTTAGATTGCCATACAATCCAAAGTCAAAGTGTGATTGCGTTTCTGTTTTCTCGCCATCTTCATCAACATCTTCAGAGTGTGCAAAGTAAAAGCATTTATCTTTTGCAACTACATCACATGGGTCGCCATACTTTTTCTTAAACTTTCGTAGTGTAACTACATCATCAGTAGGGTAAGACCTTTCCACTACTTGCTTGGCAAGTGCGTGTGCTGATTGTTGGGCTATATTGAAAGTCTCTCTACTTTCTAAAAACCCTTGACGTTCCTGAGTATCTTCTTTTTCGAATACATCTTTAATCTTATTAAAGAGCTTGTTTCGATACTCGGTGTTCATTCTTATTTTTGACATATGTCCTTTCTGTTTGTTGTTTATAATTATCCCAGATTATCCCTTGACAAAGAGTTTGTCAAGCATTATATTGAGTTAGGAATACAGCCGAATGGGTGTTTATCTCCCAGCGTGCTGTAGTCCTTTCAGGTTTGAAGGCAATGTTAAGGACAACCCTTAGGTGCATTGCCCTTGAGCCCTGATCCAATACCTCTGCATTCGGGGGATCGATCCACAAAAAGCAAGTGGCCGTAGTATGTGTTGGATCTGGGGTCAAGTGAGAGGGTGTACTAATTCCGGACAGCCTCACTTGGCCAACAGAAAGCAGGAAATATGAAATGGACCACGTTAACATTTAAGCAGCTGGCCGCGCAGAAAACTCTGCGGATGGATCCTAAATACTGGATCAAGAAAAAAGCGCAAGCTTTAAGCCACAAGCAGCAAGCCACAAGCTTGCCACAATCGCCTGTTAGACTGCAGGCAAAACAGAAAGGAAGAAAATGGAAATAACATTTGAAGACAGCGGTACGCCGCTCAAGAAATCTAAGAACAGGAAAGGTGAGACCAGCGGAGAACAGC